GCCGATCTGTTCCCAATTGACGATCGGCTCCATATGCCAGTATCCGTCGACATTGGTTACGAATCCGACCGGCTCCCCGCAAACCTTCTCCAGCACGGCGGCTTCGATGCGAGCGGCGTAGTCTCGAAGCTGTCGCAGGTTGATATACGTGCCGGGAAATGTTTCGCTGTCGTCTGGAACAAAGAACGTGATGTCGCATTTGCGCTCGATCTCTTGGACTTCCTCTCGCGTCAGAATCGGTTCAGTCATTGGCCTTCTCCTGCGAGAAGAGCGCGGAGCGCGTTCGCGAGCTTCGCATCCCCGCTGACCTCCATGTCGTCGGCAACGAGCAGCAAGTCCATGCGCTGACGTACCGTCAGCTCCTGCCGAGTGGCGACCTGCGCGGGCGGGGCGGTGTAGAGCGGGACAACGTGCCACCCCTGCTCGCGCCAACCAGCCGCAACCAGAGGCTCTTTCGTGAGCGGCGTGCAAACGGCAGGATGGGTCGTTTCCCACGCCACCGCCTCTTGCCCCGCTGCCGCTGCTGGCTGCGATGCTGCCGCGCGGGCTTGCCATGCAGACCATGCTGCATACTTCTCGATCCGGACTTCAATCTGTCCAATGTTCGGGTCATGCCAGTCAGAGAACCACGCATCGAACGCCGCCCGCTCGTCTGCCGGCGCTGCCGCTGCATCTGCGGAGGGAGGCTGCGGGGCAAGATAGACAGGTAAGTACCCTTCTTTCGCGTTCTTCAGCAACTCCGTCGAGGCGGAGTATGCGATTGGACTTGCAAGGTGTTCCGGCACGTTGGCGCGTATCCATGCGAAAGGCACCGCTCCCGCCACCTCAGTGCGAGGGGCGCGGGATTCGAGAAGGTCTCGCAAAGCCTTGGCGTAGATTGCAGCGTTGTCGTGGGCGATCCCGTTATAGGCTTGCCCACTTTCGAGGATCACGACGAGTCGATTCAGTACGTCCCGCTCATCCGCCCCATTGCCCGTGCCTTCGAGCGGGGCGGATGGTGCAGGTAGTTTCCAGTCGTCGGTGAGGCGCGATCCGGTGAGCGGTACAGAGCCGTCCTGACGCCAGCACTCGCCCTTGGGGTCGCACTTGTGATGGCATTTACCGCCGTCGATGCAACGGCCGCCTTCCCGCAGGCAGTAGTGCAGCCATTTCACGTGCGCGAGCACGTTGGCCGGCGCTGCTTCGTGCTGCTCGACAGGGGAGGTGGCGAGCAGGGCGCGAAGCGTCCGAATGCACCGGGCATGCTTCGAATCCCCCATGCTGAGATCGGCGAAATCCTTCGCGGCTGGCGACAGGTAGTCGATGCACTCCTGAATGGCTGCGCGATCAGTGCCCATCAGCGGTGGGTTCTGCTCGACAGGGGATGCGGCGAGAATTGCACGCGCGAAACCCACTGGATCGAACGTCCTGTACCCCGCAATTTGGTCGTCAAAATTCCAGTAGGGCTCAGCGATAGTTGCGATCTGCTCGTTCGTCAGCGCATCAGCGCGGCTATTGTCGGTTGAAGGGTAGCGTGCCTCACGCTCTCTTTTGCACGGTCCCGTTCCGCAATCTCGCGAGCATTGGATGTCGGCGATTGCGCAAACTCGGACGGCTGCGTGGCTATTGTCGGTGGTGGTCATGTGTGGTGGTCCTCAGGTGGTCAGGATGTCTCGCGCAGCGAGGATGAATTGCGTTGCCGCTTCGACGTTGATGGCGTTGCCGTATCCTCGGAGCCGTCCTCTACGGCTGCCCTGGTCTTTGCGCGGGAGAAGCGCGGCGAGGCGTTCTTGATCGGCGCGCACTCGTCCCACACCACCGGAAGACCCATCAACCAGCGGGAATGTGCCGGGTTCAACTGGCCGCCACTTTCCATCCCGGCAGAGGAGCCAGTCAGCAGCTCGCCAGAAGCCGTTAGTCGGGCCGGCTGGCTCGATTCGCTCGAAGCCGTCAGGCAAGCCATCGCCGCTAGATCCGGGCCGTGCGATCGCATCGCTTCGCGAATTCCGCCCTCTGTCGAGCGCACACCCTTGTCCGCGAGTGCCGCTGTCGGTGTGGGCCATCCGGCCAGCCACGCCACTCGACCGAGCAGAGCGTTCAGCGGCACGTTCACGCATTCCGCGCCGTCCTTGTGATCGCGCGTGGTCGGCGTAGGCCATCCAGTACGCCCTGTCCCGGATGTGCGGGGAGCCGACGCCCGCAGACGGGAACGGGACACACCCGAAGGCGTTACCCAGGGCTTCCATGTCAGCCTGTACAAGGTCGATCCAAGAATCGACAGCGCCGCTCGCAACCTGCTCTCCAAGGATGACTGGAGGGCGGCACTCGCCGATGAGCCAGTACCACGCAGGCCACAGGTGCCGCTCGTCATCAAACCCAGCTCCTTTGCCTGCCGCGGAGAAAGGTTGGCACGGACAGGAACCGGTCCAAACAGGTCGATCGTCAGGCCAGCCAGCGCGTCGAAGCGCGTACGACCAGGCGCCGATTCCGGCGAAGAAATGGCACTGGTCGTAACCTCGCAGGTCATCAGGTCGGACATCCTCAATGCTCCGTTCGTCGACGTCGCCAAGAGCTATATGCCCAGCGGCGATCAGGTTGCGCAGCCACTGCGCGGCGTATGGGTCGTGCTCGTTGTAGTACGCAGGCACGTCATCCTCAATCAGTAGTACAGCCTCAAAAAGTCGGGCCCGGGACTGCGGCCCTTCCAAGGGGGACTGTCATGAAGTCAAATCGCTGCGAATTCGACGCCAAGTTCCTGCACTGCGTGGCACTCGATGCGCGTCACGAAATTGGCGAACTGCTCTTTCGTCATCTGGCTCGATCCGACCGGCACAAGGCCGCGCGGGCCATCCTGCTTGGGGGCGTAGAGGTCAAGGTAGTGGGCGTACCACGCTTCCTTGGCGAACCGCTTGCCCTCGATTTCTACTTGCTCGGCAATCTCCGTCAGGAGAGCCCAGAGCAGCCGGTTTTGCTCGCTGGATCGCTTTGCCTGGTATTCGTCCACCGTGACCATCAGGGGCTTCCCGGCTGCCGCCATAGGGCCTGCAAGAGCCTTTATGTAGCTGACGAGTGCGTGGCCGTGTTCCGGTGCGCGGAGAACGAACACCTTGCTCATTTCCTACCTCCCCAAGCTGATTCCCAAAGCTCGTCTTTCTGCTCTTTCAGTTCTTTCGCGATAACCGCAGTTTCCCGGATGCCGGACAGAAGGATTGCGATCTGGTCGATCAACTCGATCCGGTCGGTGTCGTTCTGCAAAGCGTGACGCAGCGAATCGCAGGCGCCCTGAACGCGCGTTTGCAGCAGAGACATCGTGGTTTTGTACTCGCCGTTCACGGTCGCATATTCGCCACGTGCCACGATCACGGTCGGGTCGATGTTGTCCAGATTCATGCTGGCACCTGGGCCTTCAGCGCGCGCTTCCGCTTGGTGTATTCGGTTGCAAGTTCGGCCTTCTGTTGCTGGCTTGCGTTCTGCGGCACACCTTTCCCGATTCTTTCCAGCGTTTCGAGATCGTCAGCTTCGCGAAGAGCAACGCGGAGATCCTCGAATTCGCTTTCGGTGATAGCTTGTACCTCGGGTTCTTCCGGCTCGCCTTCCGGCCCGTGAAGATCACCCTTGTGCCACAGATCGAGCGCGGCACCGAAGCGCATGGCTGCGTTACGCAGTGCGTCACCGATCCGCTCTTTCGTGGCGTCGGGTCCAGTCTTCCCTTGCGCATCGCCATACCCCAGCCGAGTCACTCCGCAGACCGTCAGGCGAATCCACATGCCGCCGTCACGATCCAGCAATGGCAATCCGTCAGGACCGAGTGCCAGCGGCTCCCAAGACCAGTTTTCGTCACATTCAAGCAACCGGTCAGTGAGTGCTGCATGGCCGACATAGCTCAGATGGACCGCAGGAAGGCCGTGCCAGCCGCCGCACTCGCTACACTTCCCCTTCGGGGAATCCCGCTTGTAGGGCTTGGGAAGGAGGCTGATCTGATGTTCCGGGAAGGGCTCCCGCAGCCTTTGCAATCCGGTTTTCTTCTCGCTCACGATTCTTTCTCCGATCTTCATGCCATTCCAGTTCTTCCTGCGCCTGTTGCGCCATCCAGTAGTCTGGTCCGTCGTCTGTCATGTCGGACTCCGATGCACTGCCTGGTCTACATACGGAGGGTCAGCGGGCAGAACCAGCCAGAACACGAACAGCACAATCCAGCCGGCGAAGACCTTTGTGAGGTCGTGGGTGAGG